GAAGACGGCATACGAGATGCTACCGTGACTGGAGTTCAGACGTGTGCTCTTCCGATCTCGCCAGCACCTACTTTGATGACGTAATCCTTGGGTATTTCACTCATACTTAACTCCACAAAAAAAGCGGGCCTCGCGACCCGCCTATTTTACCACCAGGCGAACGACCAAGGACTGATTAAATTACCGCCACAGTCCCTGTGAGTTCTGATAGCTCTCTCTTGAAAGCCACCAACGCACTGTACACTTTTTGATTACGTCCGTTGTATCTGGTCAACATCTCCTTCAAAGCCCTGCGAATATCATCCACATCCATTTCCTCAAGACAAATGAGCAGAAGTTCTCTTATGTCTCGTGCCGTCGAGTCTTTTGTTTGTACGTCCTGTAGCGGCATTCGAATCCTTTCTGGGTCTATGGCGCATATTAAAATTCCTCAAACAATAATCCTGTATGCCAAAAAATCTCATTGATGTTATTCCAGAGATTGATCTTCCTCTCTAGTCGGCCTTGCTTCGTACTCAAATCCTTCCGGAGCTCGCTGGCCTGTGACTCGCTCGAATTTGTCCCGACCTTCAAGGTGTAGGATTCCCCGAGCGGCGATCTGTTGGGCAGCTTCTGAATTGTTGTGATGGGCTTGCTGAGAAGTGATGAGGTTGCGGTTGTACTTGTGGACCGCGTTCGCCACTTCTTGAAGGCTTTGGAAGATATTTGCTTCACCGGCCAACATCTTCTTTGCTACGTAGTACGATGCAATCCGAGGCCACTGATTGATCTCTAGCGAGTGGTAGTCAACTCCGAACAACATCCAGCAAATTTCTGAGGACTCTTGCAGTATCCGATCAACGTTGTCCATGTTGCCCCCTTGTTCATGTTCATCCTTGAACAAAAATGGGTCGAGGGGGAAGATGCCGAAGCATTCAACCCCCAAGCCCATTTTCCAAGAGGAGCAATCGTTACGCAACGACTCGGTACTGCTTCTTGTCCTCATTCAAAACCTTGAACTCGTAGCCATCCTCTTCGCCATCACGACGGAAAGCCATGATGTTCATCTTCAGCTGGTTACGAGCCTTGGTGTGGCCTGCCTCGTTGTTGGGATACAGACCGGCCTTACAGGCAGCAGTGACGAGCTCCTTTTCCGTAGCACCCTTGGCCCGGAGCAGCAACTCGCAGAATACACCTCTGGCCGAACCGGGTCGCCCGAACCGCTTGTCGTAAGCTTCGCCATCAGCGTTGTAGCTGGTGTTGTCGCCAAACGGCGTGGGCCTGTCGTCACGAGCGGGTTCAGCCTTCTTGCTGGAGGCCTTCTTGGAGGGCCGACCCGCCTTCTTCTTGCCGACCTTAGCGGGCCGACCAACCTTCTTTTTCTTGCCACCAGGAGCAGTACTGACCTTCTTGGAGGTTTTCTTTTTCTTAGCCATGATAACGTCTCCTTGATTGGGTTCGGGATCAGGCTCACCAGGTAACGCACCTAGTAGTTCATACCTCAAGCGATCCCTATTTCCTCTGAGCTTGACTCGTTTGTACGGGAACGCGAGCCAACGTTCTATGAATTCCACGGCGTGTTGCTGTGCTTCGGCTGAATTGCCCCAGTCGCGAGACTCCTTCCATAGACTGGCATGGCACATACATACAGCAGCAATTCTACGTGCGGGACTGTAGGGTGGTAACTTTGGGAACCGTCGACGGAATAGCTTACTGACAGATACATCGAGATCCTCTACCTGATGAAACATCCGCGAGGGCACGAACAAGGCTTGCAACTGGTTGCGCCAGCGTTCGCCCGGTGTTCCGGGGATCACACAAGCGACTTCCCAATCAATGCGGTCTACATCAAACCTCTTGAAAGGTTGGTTTGCGCCTCGACGAAGTTCATGTTCAGTATATTTCCTGCTCATGCCTATTGGTAGTATACCTGATCTTGGCTGACGTAGGGGTGAAGATTCCCGGATTTACCAAAAGTTTTTTTCAGTTGGCCACCGCATTGGCCATTAATCACCCCACCATCCGAAGATCAGCCCGGTACACCAAATTATCAAGGCCCACAGCCCCAAGCCCAGGGTCCCGACCAGGATCCAGGAGAGAGGGGTGATGTGGCTCATGCCTGGCTTACGTTTCATAATACGCAACGATACGCTAAACCAATGGCACAAGCAAACGCTACAATCAGACAAAGCAATAAAATTCTAGTTGTCCAAGGCATTTTGTCCATCACTTAACTCCCTTAAGTCCCTTAAGTCGACGTCTCGGGGTCATTGGATTTGATTCCATTTGTTACCGACTAACCTACCTATTGGCTGGCGCAATGGAAAAGCTACTTTCCAGACACTTGTAAAAATCTTGATACTCTATACACCCGAAATTCGGCTGTTCCACCAATCCACTGAATGCACCCACCCATTCGTCTATTCCAACTAGGTATGGAACTGGTCCTACACGTGTGAAATGAATTCCCGGATGATTGATGACTACATGTGCAATCTGTTGGATCCATGACAACGGGTTCTTCGCGTCGCAATCAACTACATCATAATTTTTGGTACCTTTATAGAGGTTGTTGTGGAGATTCTCGCCAGAATTCATACATCCATGAAAATCATGCCCAAGAAAGAAGACCTCTTCTACTTTCGGATACAACCTGACCATAGCCAATACCGACCAAGGTCCACTGGCCCAAATTGGCTGTTGTGTGCAAATTTTCTCCTCTGTTATCACATCAACTAGCCAATACTGCTTTTTCGCGTGATCTTTCCTGATGGTAAGGATCTTGCCCGTGTAACCACTTCTTTGTACTTCCGCACACATACCAGAATCAACTGCAACGAGAAAGGTAGGTTCAAAATCTCTGTACAAAGCGTTACAGCCCGCTATCGGTCCTTGGTTACGCAACCGATTGAGATCAAAATGCCTACGACTCTCGCCATTGCCTATGCAAAATGCTACTCTCATATTACTCATATGCCTCTTTAGGTGCATCGGGAATTGGTCCAAACCACCACCAGTTGTCGAGCTTCTTGCCGAGCTTGTCAATCCGCACTAACGCTCCACTACCCCAGCCCCAGTTGATATTGAGCACACCGTCGATATCGATGACGTAGTGCCTGCTGATCTGGTGGCCAGCGTTTACTCGCAGGTACAAACCCACAGCAGACGGAGGTTGTTTTTTCCAAATCATTGGGCCCTCACAAACGCTGCTGCACGATCGTCGAACTTCTCCGGTGGATAGCCGCCTTCTATCCAATCCTTCCAGAATGGGACAGCCCAATCCCAGTACTTGTCGTCTTGTATGGTTGCCAGTAGTTCGAGAGTTAGATCTATCTTACAATGGCTAGTGAACTCGGGCGGGAGGTTGCACATACGAAACCGAGATTGTAGATTGAAAAAGAGTTGACCCTTCATGATGTCTTCATTCCAGCAAACGACATGTTCAACAGTGCCTTCACTTAATTTCTTAAGTGGCACGACCATGTCATGGAACGTTCCTTCGCCATCACTTTGCCAGAGGTCGTAGAATGCACAATCGAAGTAGATGCCTGTTCCGATAGTGTCCTCTTGTTCTTTCTTGAGGTATTCAAAGAGATCCATCTCTATTACTTCAACTTTCCCCTCTGGATCTATGATGTGTCCGGCAACTAGCTCTATAACCTCTGGGCTGATCTCTACAACGGTTACTTCATTCACGTCGCTCATGGACGCGAGCAAGTTGACCGCATAGCCTATCCCCAAGCCACCCACCAATATGTTGCCGTAAAAGTTTTTCAATAATTGGTTACACTGTTGTTGTTCAATCGGAAGATCAGTCATCCAAACACCGTTGGAATAACTCAGCTCATGCCACTTGGCTCCCTGAGGAAATGTGACCCTTTCGCTCTTGTGTCCTCCGAACATCGAGGTTCGCAGGCTACTGATAGGTCGCATACTGCCATCACCATCGTGAATGTGACGAATCTTATACTGGCCCACTTGACCTTCTGGCACATCAACCTTACCGAGAAAATCAGCTGGACTGAATTCAGTCGGAGAAGTTTCGCTGCTCGCCTGCGAGCCACTCTTCGCTTGGGTCATCGGCTGGCTCCTCTATCTTATTGAACGTATGGTTTCCACATTCACACACCTTAGGCAAGTGCGAAAATGTCCTTTCACACAGTACGCATTCGTATTCATCTTCGACGTCGTCTTCTTCGGGTTCGTGCATCGTAGCGTCTTCCAATAGGTAGGTTAGTCGGTAACGGAAGGATGGAGATCTAATTTACATTTTTTGCAATAGATTATCTTGGTTTCTTCGCCGCCATCTAGCAGAACGCTGATACAGATGAGTGGTCCAAGAACCCACCCGACAATTGGTATAACTATTGTGATAGCAACACCCATCGCGAAAATTATCATGCCACTGGTACATCCACGAGATTTCTTAATTGTCTTGATGCTAACTTTCTTGCCACACATTGGACAATCCATCATGAGCCTCCTCTGTAAAGTCCCAGGGGGCGTGTGGGGAACACGTGATACCTTGGAAGGAGCCTAACCCAAAACCTCGGCATCACGGTCTCGCTGCCACACGCCACCCCAGGATGGTTCATCGTGGTAAATTAGCAGCCTTTCTTACTGCCTCTCTTAGATAACCTCCAGACAGAATGATCCAACAGGGGTTGCTCCATTCATCCTTGCTTCTGCGCCAGAAACCAGGGATGAAATCATTCTCCCTAGCGTGTGCGTAGGCATTCGCAACAGCTACGCATATGTCTGAAAATGGACCTCTGCAATGTCCGCATTGTTCCACATACCAACCACTCTTTGGTCCACCCATCCAGTAGATTTTGTAGTCAACACTATCTGGTTCGTGGTTCATGCTTAGGCTCCTTATGAGTCGGCCAGAAAAATTCTCGAAGAACATGTGGAAGAAATTGCCATCGTCGTTTTCGTGAATCTATTTTCAAACGATATAAGGCACTTTCTACGGCATCATCAAGTAGAGTCAGACCCTCTTCGCAAGGATTATTCATCATACCCTCAACCTTGTTCATCACGGTTTCCTCTAGATCGAAACGGTCAGTTGCTTCGTCCGTTGACCGTTTAATCTCCGCATCAACCATAGACTCTACGTCCATTTCATCAATGACCTGCTCGATAGCTTCCAGAAGTGTCCGTTCATCAAGAGTAATAGTGGCAGATAATTCATTACGTCGTTCCCTGTGTTCACGCCTTTTTCTTGTTGCCATGTTAAGCTCCTTATATTTCAACTTCGATTTCGCCATCGTACTCGAGGTACACATCGTAGTCCGGAGGATCCCACATACCTCCATAGAATGATGATTCACAGCATTTAATTCGGTGATGCTTGAGGTCGTCACACAATGCCTGAACCACGACCATCGCGTGATGGTCTTTGAATCCCGCGTTGAAAGAGACCTCTTCGACCTTAATGACCCAGGTGGGCAATGGCAAAGGTGGTTCTGTTTCCCATTTAATCTCTGGATGACGTCTGGCGTATCGCTTCTGCTCGTCACGATATTTATTTTCCTCCGCAATAATTCTTTTGATGAACTCCAATGCTTTAGCAGGAGCCTTGAGTTTATTCTCCTGCTGCTGTCTATCTTTCTCCATGTGGCCAATAATATCTTCCAGAATCTCTCCTGGTGTTGTGCCTTCACGTTCAGCTTCTGCTGCCAGAAACTCCCCGGTGGTCATTACCATACAGCCTGTCATTGGATCTTTTCTAGGCATGTTAGCTCCAAAGGCAACCTGAGCCACAAGTGACAAAGAAAACAATCATTGCGATGATGAATGCACATCCATCTGCAATCGGGTGAGCAATCTTTTCGGTCTTTTTTTCGGACATATTAGGCTCCTATGTTTGAATCAGAACAAACCCGAGCCAAGACTTTCGTCTTGACCCGAGCGGCCTGGGCTCCGACACCCAGGAGGTCCCCGTGAAACATCTGAGACGGAGTGTGTGGCCGTCCCCACGGGACACCAGTTCCTTGATCATAGTGGACCCGTACCCCAGACCAAGAACCTCCACAGAGCCAACACACAGGCCGCCACCCATGTCGCGACCCCGATTCCAAGCAAGGCCATTTGCTTTTTCGTCATGGCCTTTTATCCTCTGTCTTTGAGGTATTTCAGCAAGCCCCTGCCCAATCTCTTATGGCCTGCCTTGAGATACCAATCCTTCCACCAAGTGGCGACAATCATTACGACCTTGGGATCTCGCTTCTTGAGTGATTCAAGAGCATCCTCTGCGGCTTCGTCCATGCTTGTGTAAACCTTGGGTTCTTTCGTTTTCGTTGCCATTGCTGGCTCCTTTAAGAAGAGGTGACTTTTTCGCGTTCGGTTGCTGTTAACCGATGCCATTCAGTTATAGCATATCTTGCAATGTTTATTGCTCTTTCCGCTATCACAATATCATGCTCGGAGTCCTTGATAAATGCCTGGAGCTTATCCGGAGCCAAGTAAAGCATTTCGCCCATCACTGTAAGATCCGTAGGGTCTTCAATAATGAAATTGCTCCACTTGAATCCCATCATTGTCAGCAAGCTGAAGGTTATGGGCTTCTTTTCTGCTGCAACCAGATGTGTTGCATAACCACATGCTCGGTGATAGTTTATGGCCCTGCCTGCTAGAGATTCATCTTCTGACTCACAGACTCTGCCAAATCCATTGAGACCTTGGAGCGTTACTCCTAGGCCATCAATTATGGCAGCGACAGTCGTTATTTGTCCTGGCTTGTCATGACTAATCTCTGGCCAACCTTTCACCTTCAGATACGTGATCAATGGAGACAGATCGCCAACAGGCTCACAACCCGCAAAGGCATCATAGTCACCTTCACCAAATTCACTAAACATGGTTAGGACTCCTTTGCTTTTTCGAGAAGGAATGCGTTCAATGCCGATCGAACTTCTTTTTCAAGATTCACACGCATTATATGACGCAAGTCATCAATTTTTGGGTTGTCGCCATAATTTGGGTCAGTCCAATACTCCCAGCTTGCCATAAGGTGTCGGTAGATTATATCGCTAAGACTCTCCTTGGCCAAAGGCACACCACGAGGATTGAGTACATTCGTTACGGGATACAGATGTACTTGAACTGCCAAATCAGCATCAGTTGGACCTTCACATCCATCAGGTCCGCCAGCATCGTGTCTACTCATCGGATGAACCCTTTCTTGTTGGCGTACGCTCGAAGAACAGGGATTGCAAGTTCTTTCATCTCTTCGTAAGGCAGACCCCCAAAAACAACAGCTGCTTCGGGATCCTCTCCATATTGAAGATACCGATCAGCATCGCATACACCCTCAACGGCATCGGCCACGGTACACGGCTCTTTAATTACATTCTTGTGCATGTCGAGCCAATCGCCGGCAATGACACCCCAGGTGCAATCAATCATTGCCTGAATTCGCTTGGCCATCTCATCACTGAGTTGGTCGTATTGTTTCTTGTCGGACGGTAACATCTTGAGGCTCCTTTTTTTGGTGAAAGAAAGTCTTACGCATTTCAAGTGGTAAGCCCATAAGGTCGAACAAATTACGCCATGGCAAATTTACCACTTCATGATCCGCAAAGCTATCCAATTTACCGTTCACAATTTCACGTCTGTCGGTGAAGCGTAGGGCTTTTCTGTACATATAAGCCCAGCAACCCGTGTTACGTCCCATGAGGATTACTGGCAACCACTCGTGCAGGATAGAGATGACCAATTCTCTCGCCATTGGGTTGAGCATATATTCTGTACGTGGGTGAACCACGTAAATCGGGAAAGGGTCGCCATTTCTATCGAACGCTCCATCCGCACGAATGCTGAACACCGCTCCACATTTGTCGGGCCTGCAATCATCCGGCAATATGCCCTGCCTCCACAAGCAGAGATATTCTCTACATTCCAATGGCCTATCGTCATAGATCTGGCAACCGACCCCGATCTTGCATTGGCTACACCACTGGCCACCCAGAGAAGGCACCTTGGGATCAAGAATCGGCATGACCTTGCAACAAAGTGTACACTCTCCACATGTACGCTCTTCCTGGCGTTTCATAGCAAGTTTCGGGTTGACTAGTTTTGCACTCATCGTTGGTCTCGTACGGCATCTCGCATTTGCTCTTGAAGATCATCAATACGTTCTGACACAGAGCTGATGGCTTCGTTTACTCCATCAATCCGATGGCCAAGTTGATTAACTTGGTTCTGAACGTATTCGATCTTTTCCTCCATATCATATCTTAGGTTGTTTAGGTCTCTGCTGTCTGCCATTGAACACTTGCTCCTCTATGTCAACTTCGTCGTGGCTCAGACTGTACCACCCTGCGACGATCAGGGCGATGAACACAAGGAGAAGAACTATGTCTTGCCATGTCATTGATATGTGCCTCCAATTGTTTGAGGACACGCCTCTTGCCGCCGTGGAACCCTAGCTCGGTCTTTATTATACTGTAAACCGAGCGACCGCGTCGTTTGAGGCCGTGAATTTCCAACTTCAACGCTGCTTTCAAAGTCAACAGTCTGTAAATCTCGATGCGTTCCGGGGTGTCTGCTATCATAAGGCTCCTTTACCTGCCCAGGATAAGTATGGGCTTATTACAACCACGAGCGTATCGCACAGTAGCCCATGTGCCACTGCGTCGTTCTTCTTGATCTGACTTGGGCGTGGCGATGAGGAATTTGGTCTGTTTGGCAATTGCTCTATTGCGTACAAGGTAATCTTCAGGTGCCAGGCGAACCACTCTGGTGTTCCTTGCTCCCGCATGAGGCATCAGAAGACCACTGGGATCAAGCCCACAATGAGCTGCTGCTGTTGCTATCTTTGGAGGGTGAACAACTATCTTGCATACCCCAATTTCCAGAGCAAGATAATGAGCTTCCTCGTCTGCACCAATGCAATCACCATGATGCAACACCAGAGGTCCAAACCGAATCAATATCACCTCCAAGAGGCTTGATTGTCTCTTGCTCATACCTTTACGTGTTCCTGTGAATCCTATTTGGATCATGGCCTTACTCCCGGGAACTTCATCGAGTGGGACTCGTCCCTGATGGTATTAATCCATCCGTGCCTCATCAGATATGCTTCGAGATCCAAGGCAAGTTGCCGAAGATCTGCATCATCAACAAACGGAGGCGAGGGAGAGATATCCACCGTGATTTTATTCTTTTCGTCTTTGTATGCCTTGATAGTGATGTCACTACTCATAATGTCGGCACCCCTTGCTGTTGTGGCTGCCGGGATGATCCTCAGTCATCACAAAGTAACTGGCTTTGCCGTCCACTTCGCCAAACACAGTATTGTAGTCATCAATGCCTCTGGCTTCGCACCAATCAATCTCGGCCTGGCACTGTTTGCCGAAGGAGTCTTTGGCCTCCTCGTTGAGCTTTGCGGCAAGCTCCTCAATTTTGGCCTTGAGAGCTTCAGCTTCTTCCTCGGTGGCGACTTGGTGGTAGGCAACCACAGTATAATCATGGCCCCACCAACCGCCTTCTTCAGGACCGCCGTAAAAAGGATTGTCCACATACAAACTCACGTATGCACCCCTGGCGGGCTTGGCTTCTTTGCACTTGATCAGAAAAGCTTCTTTGGCTGCAGTGTTCATCAGGTTAGGCTCCTGGTAGAGTTCGCTGGCGAGAACCTTTCACTACGCGATCGCTTCGGTTCAAGTCAACCTTTTTACCATCCACTCGACCCGCCGCATTGGCACTGTGGTCGAAGGACCGTCGTTTCAAGGCTTTGCCTCTCTTCAGGCCCAAGCCGCACATATAGTCATCCACCGCCCGGTCCTTCACCAGCACGATGGCTCCGATGCCCGGCGTCACGTTGTCAGCGTTCTGCCTGAGGAATCGTACACGCTCCCGCAAAGTGCTGATGATGCCTTCTGCGTAGGATGTGTGCGATACGTTCCAATTGCCACCCCCGAATCTCATGGTTCCCATGATGCGGACTGTCGAGTACAGAAACTGGTACAGTCCGCTGGCGGTGGCTGCATCGCGAGGAGTACCGACAAATATGATTGCCTTGTAGTACTTGGGTCTGCCGCGAGCTGTGTAGCCCTTGAACTTATTGCGAATGAACCATCTGCAATCGCAAAGTTCGGCGGGCACCCAGGCCAACATCTCCATCCAGGGGATGAGCCTGTTCCACTCGCGGCTTTCCTCCTCAATGATGCTCACCGTTTCCGGTGTGCGGAAAGCTTCCGCTTCCGAGATGTCATATTCATCCCGGATACGTCGAATGTGGGCCAAAGCTTGTTCGATCTCGTTCTCCGTGGCTCCGCCTTCAGCGTTGGCCATACGCTCAAGGGCCTGGAGCTTGCGGAGGATCCCGTCGGGCACATTACTCATCGATAGGCTCCTTTTGTGTTAGAATTTCGAACAAAGCCTGAGCAGAACTTTCGTCCTACCCAGACTCGATGAGAATGTCAATCAACGATCCATCCAGCCTGAATCACCTGCAATGCTGACCCAAAGGTTTCGTCTGCTTCGCCCCAGGACTCTTTGCTGCCGTCAAAGACGGTTTTATCCTTCCACAGACAAAAGCCTTTATTGGTCTTCATGAGGGTAGCCACGATCAATTTGTTCTCGCCTGGTTCGTTCCGCTTCTTGAGGCAGCAGAAAGGCCAGTGGGGCCACATGTCCTCATCGCTGAGGAATCCGATATCATCTTTCTCCGTCATGATCCTGCGTTGTTCTTTAGTGTACGTCATCAATATAGGCTCCTTGAGTGGCTGTGATTAGTTTCTGTTCCAAGTAACATTTTCTGCACTTCTGGCTGACTGTCTTACGATCGTGACTCAGATTGAGAAAGAACTCATGCTCACATTCGGGCTGAGTGAGACGACGTAAATCATCCATCAATTGCGCGAGGCCATGCGTGTAGATCCTGCTGATCAAGCACTGGGCCTTGTCGTAATCTACTTCCACAATAGCTCGTCGGCCCTCTTGGAGAGATTTGATTGTGGCATCGCAGATACCGATCATTTTGCACTTATCCATCGGCTTCGGATTGTATATCATTCAGGCTCCCATCCTGACTTCGGCCTCGTACTCGGCCTGGGCCTCGGCCATGCAACTGAGATAGTCCTCCCAGATGGCCAGGTCTTCGGGCTTGGCCATGTTCCGATCAACTTGAATGATGATCTTGTTGCCGTTGCACTCGGAGCAGGTGATGTCGAACCGACCCGCCATGTAGTCCTCCGCGAAATCCGGGTCTTGGGCGAAATCCTCGGCGGTCAGCCCGTTGCCATCAACATCGGGGTGAACTCTGTGGCCCTTGCCACGACAGGTTCTGCACACGGCGGGTTTACCGGGCAGCACGATAGTTCGCTCGATGCCTTCCTCATTCTCTGTCTCGAACGAGATCGTTTGGGCGTTAAGGTCCGTCTTGAACACGGGATGGTACACGTTAGGCTCCTAACCATGGGTTGGGGGCTGGCCTTTGAGGAGGAGGACCAGTCCGTTCACGAGCTTGTACACATTGCATAAACTCGTCATAGCTCAATTTCTGGGGATCGTCATCTTCACCCCATCGGGCATTCAGACCCTGCTCGAGATGGAGTTGCTCCGTATCAAGTGCCCAACGAATTGAATTTTCAGTTCCCTGAATGTGACTATCGTTAAGGGCCTCCAGAAGTTCTTGATCAGTCATACACTCATCTACATAAGAGCAACTACCAGCACCAACAAGGTTGTCGTCACGAATTGCAATCACACGAGGATCAGACACAATAGGCTCCTTTTGTATCACACTTTCTGCGTCTCTGTCGCTCGGCAGAACTTCTTGGCGTTGATGAACCAATTGCCTTCGGAGAGAGTCAAGATGGCCACTTCCCGCAAATCCTTGTAGCGGAAGTGAATTTCTTTGGTGCCGTAACGTTCGCAATCCTTTCTGTTGGCGTAACTGCCGCCCGTCATGCTGTGGTTATTGCATTCGCGATTATTCTGCCACCATTCACGCACACCGGCAAGGCTCTTCAGATCTGGATTTGTGCGAGCACTAAGAGTCAGAGCGTTCATCATTTGGCTCCTTTTTTGCTAGATTTTGTACACACCGTGCTGATCATAGTGAGACTTGTTTGCATCAGCAACACCCTCCATCAAACAGTCCATTAGATAACGTTCACCTTCATCCATTTGGCTGTGGTCCTGATTATCCCACCATTGCCCCAGCAATTTGGCGGCCTCAGGCACCTCCGTGAGGATGACATTGCCCGCCGTACTGGCGGTGTTGTAGTCCCAATCGTTGTCCCGATCGATAGACATGTTAGGCTCCTTGAAGAGGTTCAGAGACAAAAAGCCGGACAGACGTTACCGCCTGCCCAGCCTTGAAAGGGTGGATCGCACGAACCGTCTCCCGCCTAGCATCTGGCTTCCGCACTTGGTGCTCCGACCGATCATCACCGGCCCGGCCAAGCTCCACCACTAGGCTCTGGCCATTAAGTTCGTGCGACCCATGAAACATCACGACTCCTTGTTTTCTTCCTTGAAGTTCTCTTCGGCGTCACAGATGGCCTCAACCATGAATTGCCACGCTTCTTTGTACTCCGGATAGATATCGCCACACTCAACATCAGCCACCTGGGCAGCCAATTGCGGGTTTCTATCGAACAGCACCTGGGCCACCCGCTGAACGGTATTATAATCGTTCTCCTTGGGGCTGGGCAGCCGGTCTTTCACGTGGAGTAAAGCCACCCTGGCCTTATCCAACATATCGTGGAGAGCTTTGAGGTCGAGTTTCTTTTCGGCACTCATGTGGCCATCTCCATCCTGCACTGCGGCATCACTTCAATTTCCACGACGGTGGCCACGAGCCCTTTATTGCCCGGGCCGATAAGACCGGTCACGACTTCATTCAAGTCGTACTCGCCCTTCACCGTCTTGGCCAGTTGCGTACCGTTGCGTAGCGTCACGCTGATCAGCATAATACGGTCCATGTTAGGCTCCTTTTGTTTGGACCTAGAGATGCTTATACTCAGAATACACTTTCTCCTCCTCGGGATCCATCATATCACCCTCAAGCCATGGGTCACAGTCAGCAATTCCCTCTTGAGCATTAACCGCCTCACCGTCAATTGTATCCTCAACCTGAGCGGCAAATTGCTGGCTACCGACCTCGTGATTGGTCAGCCCGTGGCATTGGCAGATGAAGAAGGCGGTGATTTCGTTCACTATTCCAATTCTGGTTTCGCAGCTTAATTTCGGGTGCTTTTTGAACGCCTTGTTGGCCCGAACCGTAACGATGTCGCTGATCATACGACACAGCACCGGTTCAATTTTGCGCCGATTCATCTTAGGCTCCTTTTGTTTGCTTTCAGTCAACCTTTAGCTTAGGGTCAGCTTCAAACAACGCGGGCACACAATCTTCGCTCCACACGTCGTGGCTGCTGAATTGGTCCACGTACTCGCGCAACATATCAAACATCTCGCTGACGACTTCTTCGCCCTCAACGAAGACCGTGGCCAAGGGGCCGCTACGATCATTCCACATGAGTTCGGCCACATAGGCCGCGAAGGCCCTGACCGCATAATGCGGGTAATTCACGGCGAAGGCTTTGGCGTCATCGGCGGCCAGAAACCTCTGGTTGGCCTTGTCGAACTCGTCGCTCAAAGTTTTGAGGTCAGAAGGACTCAAAGTACATACGGGCTTCATCGTTTAGGCTCCTTTCAGGTTTTTGCGCCACGCTTGGTACAGAGCTTTGGCGGCGGCGTTGGTAATACAATTGCCCCTGCTACTCCGGCGAACAGGCGGCACAGCATTGTTCATCGTCATGCTTTTGCCGAGTTTTTTGCCACGCGGACCTACAATTCCAGGGGCAGAACGTAGGGCACGGCCTTCGTTTTCCGCCTCTAGATCGTACACGTCAATTCCTTGCTTTTGCATTTGGTCAGGCTCCTAAGGATTAACAAAATCATAGCCCCACGCAGATTAAGGCCGCGTTGGACAAACAATAAACTCATCAACCCGGCAGCCAGCTGGCGGGCCAGCTGCCGGCTAAGGCTCAGCAGATATAAAAGCGGAGGGCTCGCGGCAGATTCAAGCACCAAACTGACCAGAACTCAAAATTTGAAATTGAGGCAGAGTTCCGGCGACGGCGGGCGAAATGACTGCTAGTAAAAAGGCCGGCAGCTTCGCGGATTTCTTCAAGCACAGTCAGCATTTCAAGGCTCCTTTTTTGCAGAATCAGAGAAAATTGTACAAATTTCGCGTTCATTTTGAACCCTTACTATACCCTATTATACCGCCGCAATTAGGTATAGCTAGTGAAATATAACAATTTCATGAAAGTCGTGCTTCCTTTGAAATATGCGGCTACCAAAAAACCCGGCGATTGAATGCCGGGTAACGGGGTTCATTGATTGGCGGAGCGGTTGGCCGCACGATTGAAGTCGCGCACGGCCCCCGAAGTGTAGGCGGCCAGGCCCAAACAGACGAAGAAGATGATGAAGAAGAGGTTGGTCATTGTTGTGCTCCTTTGTTGTTCGGAAAGAACCGGCAGCCCTTTCGAGCTGCCGATCCGCAAGTCGAAGGCGAACTACGCGGACGCCTTTTTACCGGCAGGCTTGTAGATCTGGGTGCCCACCTGTTGCAGCCCGATTTCGTGCAAAAGCCTGTTGAGGGCTTTCTCGGCCCGGTCGGCGATGGCCTTGACGTACGCGGGCTGCACCGGCACGCCTTCAAAGACCTTCGTGACCTGATTTCTGAGGTCGGTCAGGGACTGTTGCCTGCCCTGCTCGCTGCTCAGAATGCTGATCAAACCGCCGGACCTGGGGGGATTAGTGGCAGCCATTTTGGCTCCTTTCTGGCCCACAAGGGGCCACAGAAAACTGGACGGCGTTGAGGTTCACTTTGAACCCGAACGCTAATATAAGTATAGCGGGCGTAGGTCAAAAGTAAAGTGAAATATAACAATATCAGAAAAATAGTTTTAATTTTGATACGCACTTGCCGCAATAGAAATAGGTGTTTTCGTTGTTTATGACTGCGTACAGGCGTGCTGATTAGGTTGACCCGAATTGGTACGCACAAATGATATATGACCCCGTGCGAAGCAGCTCGCGATCACACTGCGCACTGCACCGATTTGCTTTTGAGTCTGCCCACAAGCATGTGGAAACGAGTCATGATATTATTTCATGCGCCCATTTCATGATAATTTAATCATGACTTTTATTTCATGAAATAGGGGTGTGCGATTTCCATTTCCATCAAACCAAGTGTTTGATCAGAAATTTGGCCACATTTTTGTGGAACCACAGAGCGATTTCCATTTGGCCAAAAGCAGGTATTTCTTCATCTTCATGGCCAGATTCTTCTGGTTGGCCAGAATTTTGGCCACTGAGCACTGAGTGGCTCCTCAGCACAGAGGATTTCCACTTGGCCAAAACCAAGTATTTCTTCAAATTCATGGCCACATTCTTCTTTCTGGCCAGAATCATGGCCACTGAGGCCTGAGCGTGTGCTCAGCACAGAGAACGTGGGGAAAAAGAGGCCCCGCCGTTAGGCGAGGCCCCTCTCGGCCGGTCAGCCAGCCTTTTTGCCGACGGGCTTGTAGACCTCGGTGCCCGTTTGGGGCAGGCCCACCTCATGGAGGAGGCGATTCAGAGCCTTCTCCGCCCGTTTCCGGATGGCCGCGACGTACGCCGGTTGGACGGGCACGCCTTCAAAAACCGCAGTCACGCGGCCACCGACCATCTTACGGGCAGCTTCACGGCCAGAATCAGAACTCAGATCGAACTTCATTTTGTACCCTTTCAAGATACACAGAATTTTCGGCCCCGGCGAACGCCGCCGGATCATACGCTATTATAGCCGCATAATTCAAAAAAGCTAGTCAAAAAACAAAATAAATAAATTCTTTTTTGTCAGCTGTGCTGAGTTGTGCTGAGGTGGGCTGAGCTGAGTTGTGTTGAACTGGGTTGGATTTTCAAATGGGCTAAGTCAGGCTTTTGATCAAAATCATGAGCAATTTTTGCTTCTGACTGAGCAGATGGATTTTCATTCCATGCAAGTCAAGCATTTGATCAAAATCATGGCCAGATTTTCGCTTCTGACTGAACACATGGGCAAATTCATGGGCACTGTGCCCTGAGGCCTCCTCAACACAGAGGATTTCCATTTGGGCAAAACCAGGTTGTTGAGCAGAACCATGGCCACTGGGCTGTGGGGCTACAACACAGAGGATTTCCATCTGGCCAAACCCAAGCATTTGTTTCTGGCCATGGCCACACTCCCCTGTGCTGTGTTGTGCTGTGTTGTGCTGTGCTGGCGTGGGTTGGCCTGGGCTGTGCTGTGGGGTAGTACAATGGGGTAGTACAATGGGGTAGTACAATGGGGTAGTACAATGCCCTGCGTACCCACAGCACGTACCCACAGGACAGGCGTACCCACAGGCCCCACAGGGGCGAGCCGTACAGGCCCGCCCCCAGGCCTAGCCTACCAGCCTAGCCCACTACGCCAGCCCGTACCAGGCTCAAACGGCTCAGGCGTACCCAGGCGGTACGGGTTTACAAACGACCCGTACGTCACGATATCACGCACAGCCACGCCCGCCCAGCCCGTATCATCACCAGGCTCAGCCTCACCACTTAGCTCAACAGACGCCTCAGCGGCCGTAAAGCCACACCGAATCAGAAACCCTTCACATTCACGCCTAAGTTTCATTTTTACCTACTTTCAAAAGTTAAAGGGGCGGGCCGTAGCCCGCCCCCCGTTTTTTCAGCCCGCCTTTTTACCTACGGGCTTATAAACTTCAGAACCTACGCTAGGTAAACCTACTTCATAAAGTAGGCGGTTTAAGGCTTTTTCAGCCCGCTTACGTATAGCGGTTACGTAAGCTTTTTGAACCGGAACGCCCTCAAAAACTTTAGTTACCCGGCCGCCTATTTCAAGGCGGGCTTTTTCACGGCCTTCAGGCGTACCTAAATCCAATTTCATTTTTTACCCTTTCAAAGGTAAGTTTTTTTAGGCCGTTTAATTTTTACGCTTTTTAAGCGGCCCGTTTTTTTTACGCGGCCCGTTTTTTTTTAGGCCCGCGTTACGCCCCTATTATACCTCAAAAACCGGGCGGCCGCAAATAAAACCGGGCTAATTAAAACTATTTTTTGACCGCCGTAAACCCCTAGTATTAAAGGGTTTAGGGCCGCAAAAAAATCCTAAAAAAAGGCCCTAAGCTTATAAGGCTTGGCCTCTCGCGGTGCGTAATATATTTTGCGTGAATCCGTTTTCCGTTTCATGATATGCAAAAATTCTAGGACCAATATCGTTTCACGAAAGTGAATAAGATCTGACTGTGCATATTGTGATTAATGACCCATTATCTCCATTTGGTCTCGACTAACCTACCTATTGGGAGCTCGGCAAATGTCTCGCCCAGAATGTGATTCCATTTTGTCCTGTTCATACGGTACCAAATGGACTTAGATCACAGGGAAACGATACTTTCCTACTGAATACAGAAATATAACATGATTCTCCATCACTACGCAATTCCGCCACAAGTAGACATATCATCCGGATGATCTCCTATCCTCTCTATCTCTCATTACCCTACACTAGTAGAACTTACAGGCCCACGCCATTGTTCTCCATGGTCTCTAACGTATAGTACCCCAATTGGTAGGTTAGTCGGTAACAAATCGCATGAATACCGAAAAGCAGCAGCACCACTTCCTTCAAGAGTACCAAAACGGTACCAAATGGAGGTACCAAATCGCATGAAATTTCGACAGTGTGTTTGCGGACCCTTTTCCCGACAAATTTTCATTCATTTCTATCACCACGAGAACGCCCTTTGTGACATCAATTCCAAAGGGCCTTATACATGATAGCCACCATGTGCCCTGGCCGTCTCCTTACTACTGCGCCTCCAAGTGCACGGCGGTCAGGGCTTCAACAAATAATTGCTCCGTTCTTGCCGATGCTGCAAGGTATCGACGCCGAGTACCGGGGCCAGTGCTATATTGCCTTGCATCGGTTGGCTGTACGGCGGATCAATGGGGAGCACTTTCGGTCACTGGAGCAACTGGTCCGTACCACTTGGAAACTGACACAACGCTATCAATCGCTCACGGATGACGGCTTTCGACGCCGTGTGCTTAATGGCAAACAGCGGTATGAGCGTCGAGAGATCTGCTTTACGGATGAATATGGCGATGTTAGACACCACGACACTACCGAGCAAGCTTGCGACTTTCACGATTGGTGAAGCGGCATTCCTCTGTCAGCTTGGACGCGATGCGATAAGAGACTACATGAACCTCGGCTTGTGTAAGTGTTATCGCGTAGGCCCATACGGTTACCGAATGGTGACAAGAGAGAATCTCATCTGTTTCATGCAGAGCAGCAATATTCCGCTCAACATCAGCACGCGAGGTGCCAACCGAACTCCTCGCGGCGTTGCACCCAGAGATTGGAAACCCCGATAGGAGCCTCTGATTATGTTTAGTGAATGTCCTCCTCCGCAATGTGACTGTCCACTCCCGTATCCCGCAATGGTATGCTATCAGACTCCCGATGCTGCTGGTCCTCCCTCGGCTGGCGGTGGAAGTTGTGCTGACGATAGCGTTGGCGTACCCGATCTACTCCGTATGCTCGCGGGCTGGGGTGCATGCGATGACGTGGCGTGTCTCGGCCCGACGGGTATGTGCTGCGAATGGGGCGACCTTGATCGTGACGGTGTAGTGGGGATTGCAGACCTAATAATTCTGTTGGCGTGGTGGGGTGACTTCGACCGCGATGCGTGGAATGAATTCCGATGTCAGGAGACGCCCTAATGCCCGATGCTAGTAATTTGATGGCGTTTCATCCCATGGCCTCTATGGCTCGTACGGTTCCTATGCATAGTACTCTGTATAGGAAAGACCTGACTTGGCCGCAATACATAGATCAAAAGATCATGCCCCAGATCGATTGGGGCCTTCGACGCTTTATGTTCCACCTGCCTTTCGGCAAGAACGAGCTAGAGAGTGCTATGAGCTTTGATAGCTTGCTCGTAGCGAGAGAGCGTCGTCTGACCAGGTTATACCGTGGCTTCGCGAGATCTATGCGAAGCCTGACTCGTCAGGGCATAGAAGTAATCTGTTACGTTGGAGCGTTGGGCTTAGACCGTGATATGCTACAGCTGATCACGAAACGATACAGCGACGACAATTGGATCGATCGCTTTGTGAGATCCATTCGTCCCATCCTCAACTCAGGATGTAGTATCGCGTATGATGCCGCAGGAGGCGGTTGGAGCGAGGGTGGCCCCGAGCATCATGCAGCTAAGATGCTAAGAGCTCTAGGGACAAAGAGCTACATTGAAGGCACCTGCCATCCCCAGGAGCGAACGGCTTGGCTGGGTAGCTTTGACTGGACTGCGAACCACGGTCATTATTGGCGCAACATTGCAGATTCTGAACATGGCAACACCTGGCCACCTCGTAAGGAAGGCTATGTGTCCCGGTGGGCACAGCGAGAGGAGATGGCAGGTCGGGGTACATTGATGATCTCCGGGCATGCCCAGCCGCTGAACCCCGACGGTACTCCCGCGTTGCCTAGGCAGGAAATGTACGATACCTACCACCTGTGGGCACCGCCGTTGGTGCAGAAGGATATCGCAGAGGACTTTGATGTTGCCTATTGGTTCTTTGATACTATGCATCGGATGACGATTGAACAGCTGATGTTTGGCATGGATCATGGTGAACCACCCGTACCACCCTCAATTCCCCCGCCATCGGTGGACACCAGCCTAGAGGACAGTGTAAGCCTCCAACCAAATTTAGACGTTCAGTAGTGGGTATAATAAGGTTCCAATAAATGGCCTTTGAAGACGCAATTGAAGCGACAGAGCGGCAAACGCTAGGCAGGCCCTATCTGAAGTCCATTCGGCAGGCTGAGGCTCTGGTTACGGTCCTAGAGGTTCTGAAGCCGCAGATTGTTGCTCAACGGATCCTGGTCAATGCTAGTAGTGAATTCACCACTCAGGAGAAGACAGACGCTACCCAAAGACTCACAGACCTTCAGACTAGGCTTGATGCACTATAATGTCTGGTAATGGCGGATGGAAGGCATTCTCTATCGTGCTAGGGATATTGTCTACAATTAGTTTGGGCCTGGTGAGCTGGGCATTGCTACAGATTATTAGTATCAAGAGCGATACACGTATCGCTATAGCTATGGAGCGTCAGGGGCAAATTCTTGCAGCTATCGAAGGATTGAAGGGAGATGACAAGGTAGATATCAATCAGAGCCATACTCTGAGTAAATTCTGGAAGCTTCATAGTTGGGAACGAGATCAAATTACTGTATTACGCGTGCAAGCCGGTCTAGACATAGAGCCTTGGCCGGATTTGGCTATAGAACCTCACGATACTCATTAGGAGACACCGAATGGAAGTACTGAATCATGACATGGTTGGCCTCTACAACAGGCTCAACCGCTTTTGCGTCGAGATGCATAAGAGCGTCTCATCCAGTCAGGCAGACGAGTTCATCGAGTTCGACGTCACTCGTCTGCGTACATACCTCTTTGCGATCAAAGAGTATCAGAAGTGGATGGTGGCTCAGCCGCAGCTCGATCTGCCGGAGACAGCACCCAGGAAGTACACGCTCGATGACCCGCCAGTGCTAGACGTGGTCGAGAACGAGTCTTGCAACGACGTTCTCCGGATGCTCGTGATCTGCCGGGACGAGTTGACTAACAGTCAGTCAGGTCGTAGACCTGCTGGGCTCAACACCTTCGACGACGCACGACTAACCGCAATCTGCTTGAAGGTAGAGAACTTCATCGACATGTACATCGAGAAGGCCACGCCAATTGATCTTCCTGAGTCAGCACCTCAGAGAGGGATCAGTGGGCCAGGGCGTGGAGGTATTGAACCTAACTAGACCTGTTGTCTTGACCTCTCTCCCCTTTCTCGGGCGGGCGGCAGCAATGCTGTCGTTCCGCCCATTGAGATAAGTCATCATGGATGATCTCAGAGTAGCAGCCAGCGGTCGCAAGCAGTGCAAGAAGGTAATCCCTGGCAAACGGGGTTTAGCCAAAAAGCGTTGCAAGCTATGGGCTGAAAGCGGACACACGTATTGCAGGAGGCACGGTGGACGCAGAGATCAATCAAACTATGACAGTGCTGTAGAAAATGGAACGATCTTCAGGGCCGCAGGTCTTCGCCAAGTTGTGAGTGGAAAGTTTGGTGAGCTTCTTGAAACAATGTTGGCTGAGATGGGTGACGACGACCTCAGCCAAGAACTTGGAACCCTTAGAGCCTCCCTTGCCACCCAACTTGAGGAGACCTCGGCCCGTTATGAATATTGGAAGGACGAGATTGATGAGATGGACGCGAGCGAGCGGGCGAAGTATTGGCGTCAATACAATGTGATGCTGAGCCGAGTACGCCAGACGGTTGAATCGATACGGAAGGTCATCCAGACTATCGCAGACATCCGAGCCAAGCAAGAGGGCAATACTCTTACTATGGTTCAGGTTACGCTGCTAGTAGGCGAACTGATCAATACAGTCATGGAGATCATCGGTGATGATACCGAGAAGCTCCATCAGCTCAGGGTTTCACTAGACAAGTTGGAGTGGTTACCACAATGAGCAATCGAAATATAACGGTACATAGTAATCTTGAGTCTGCCGATGCAACTACGGCAATTGAGATGGTGCTGTTTGACCTGAACGGTGCAGCCGTTACCCTCGCAGCAGATGAGCGGCTTGTCTTTAGTTATGTACAGGCAAGTGGAATTGCTGCTGGTAACATCATAGTGTTCTGCGATGCAGATGATGATAATGCTGTAGATGCAGGAGAGGAAGTCCTTGTGGGAAGAGGTATAGCGGCATTTCCTTTCTCTTCGCAAGGACTTTATGGCAATTCACCTTGGCGGGGACAACTCGGAGCCAAGCCCCATCTTATTGCTGATGCGGTAGGTGCTGTAGAAGCTAGTTTCATAGCTCGTGTGATTGGAGATGAATATGGCTAGAACAACAGTCCAAGGTGCGGTAGCCCAAACCGGAGCACCCTCGGTAACTGGTATAGTTCTTAGGGATCGTGATGGCAATACCATTACGATAGGAGCGAATGATCGTTTTATCTGCTATGCTGCAGTAATGAATTACGATTTTGCGTCTGGTGCAGGCAGAATAAGACTTTTCGTTGGAGATGATGATACCGCTACAGCAGACGAAATAGTATTTAGCATGAGCTCGGCGACACTTGGCAATGCAGCCTCATTCCTAGGGCAATTTGAAGGAGCCAGAGGCAAAACGCCCCGTTTTGAAGTAGAACTTACTACCTCTAATGCGGGATGTAATGTTACAGGGGTAGTTGTCACTCCGTGAGCTTCAGCAAGAACCTCAACTCCTCTTCGCAGATAGGTTCTGATACAGAATGGTATCTGCGCACAAACACGACCAAGAGCGTTCAAGAACGCTTTGAGAATCGTAGAGCCGTCGAAATAGTTGATGGCCAGGTTGGCGTTCGAGAAGGAGTTGGTCTTGTTGGTGATGCTTTTCCTGGCGGTGAGTTTACCATACATATGTATGAGCCGCATACGCCTCCTGGAGCCGTCGACCACGGTGCTCTAACGGGACTGGGCGATGACGATCACCCCCATTATTTCCTTGCTGATGGTACGCGAAAGATGACGGGGGATCTGGATCTTGATGCCAATGATCTGATATTCAAAGCCAGTCCGCTTTCGAGTATTCGTGAATCTTCAGGAGATATCGGTTATATCTTCAAGCATTCAACTATTGATATCGTCAGAATAGATTTTAACGAAATACAATTTCTTTCCAGTGCAGGTGATTTCAAAGCAAATGGCGGCAGATTTGTTTTTAATGTGGCAGGAACAAGTTATCTAAAGGCCCCAGGTACAAGTCTAGAGATCTTCATTTCTGCTACCGCAGTGATGGACATTTCGATAGGCGTATGGACGGTACCAACGAGTCCTCTTGTTAACGATTTGCTCATCCAAGGTCAAGATGGTATCATCGCAGCCAGCGGAGGAGATCTTACCTTAAAGGCGGGCATAGGGGCTTCAACTTTCCCTGCGGGAGATCTTATATTTGAAGCTCGTGCGGCCGCAGGCGGTGGAACAGATGGCCTCATACTGTTTAAAGATTCTGCTGGCGCAACGATAATAACTATTGATGTTGCAGAGGTCAATTTCAATTCGATAAGCCTAACCAACGTAGCAGACATAGACGTTGATGCTGCGGGGTTCGTAGGAACAGCAGCAGATTGCTTCTTCGAGTTTAATGCAGCTGATATCACGGCTCGAGTTGATAATGCGATACAGTGGGTCAATACTGACGGTGTAATAGATTTCCAAGACACTACAGAAATCCGTGGGGTGCCGAATTTAGGTTCTTGCTTTAAGACAACAACCAACTTCGGTAGTTCCTTGAACGGAACAAATGTAATTGTCGATTGGGATCAAACAGCATCTATCGACGAAGGCCCGAGCGTCTTTACGCATAATCCCAGTAGTAATCCTTCTCGTATTGAAGTTGAAAAGACGGGCATTTATCTAGTTGATGTCATCCTGACGATGTCAACAGCTTCCAATACGGTTAGTGTCAATGCGCAGCTTCGGGTTAATGGCACAACGCTTCAAGCAGGTAAAGGTGCAGGTGGTATTGTCACCACAGGTACTCATGATGAATCTTCTGTTCATATCAATACACTTGTGAGTCTGGCTGCTAATGATTATATTGAAGTGGTGTGTAACAGAGAAGCGGGCGGAGGCAGTGTAACATTAATTGCTGGTGAATCAAGTATCTGTTTGACTTTGGTACGGGACAATACTTAAAGGGATGAACATGCCGAATTCTTTTACGCAGGTTATGTTATTTGAAATTGTGCTAGGGATGGACACATTCAAAGACGTGAGTAAAAATCCTCAAGGCGTAACACTGGTAAGTAAAGACGCTCGAATCAATGTCGCGTTCGATCAGGAGGTTCGCGAGAGTCTCCTCGACACAGACCCTCCTGAAGGAGATCAAGCAGATGCCGGATGAAGAATGCAAAATCAAGGGAACAGTTGTAATTGTCCTCAAGGACAAGGACGGCAATATCAAGATTCGAGAAACGCATAATCTTGTCACAAACTCGGGCGATGAGTATTATGCCGAAGTTGGCGCACAGGAAACACCCAACTTCACGATAGCTGGTATTCGCCTGGGTACAAATGCAGGAGCGGCAACTACTCCGATCAAGACAGATGTCGATATGACCACGACAACTGGATCATCGGTCTTGGGCGGTTCGGGGAACCAGCCTATTGATGTTGGCTATCCTAAGTCAGATGACGACGATACCGACAACACAGGTGCTCTGGCAGATGCCGTGACCTGGCGGTCCAGTTGGGGTACTGGCGAGGGGAACTCGGCAGATCTTGCGACCGTTGACTTGCCAGACAACTTGACTACGCCGACAAAGTCCTTAGCGATCGCGAACTTTGCATCCAAATTCACCAAGACGTCTTCTGATACGCTGAAGGTATTCGTGAACCATACAATGCTTGGGGCCTGATGGTAGCTCTTGTAGAAGTCATCGATAACGACGTCGGATCTGCCGAGATTCTGACTCGCGTTATACCGATGCTTAAGGAGTTCAACGAGAACGTTGGGATCGCAGATGCCGCCCTCAAGTCCACGCAGAAGCTTGAGTTAAATGATGTTGTGGGCGGCACAGAGACTATCACTTTCATTCTGGGCTTTAATAAGGTTCTTGATGAGACCATAGGCGTTACAGAGACCAATGATCGTGTACCAGGGTTCTTTGATCTGCTTGCGAGTACTCTTGGTATTGCCGAGGGCATAGTTACCGTACAACCTTTTGGACCGCAACTCGTTGAAAGTATCGTAGGTGTTACGGAGGATTTGGTTCCATTCATTGTACACTTGCCCGTAGATGATGAAACAATTGGTATAACGGAAGGCAATCTGCATGTAAAGGCTATTGTTGAAATCTTCAGCAGTACCATCGGCGTTACGGAAACAGAGGATACCAACCTTGGCGTAGAGCAGATCGAGGTCATTGATAGTACAGTAGGTGTTACCGAGGTAGAAGACACTAGATTCTATCAGCCTGTAGGACTCGTGTTCAAGTATGTAGCGAGCAACTATGCCAATGCGGTCAAGTGGTTTGTTGAGGCCAGGGCTACCGGGGCCTCTCCTGCCATAACATTCAGAGTTTTTAATCTCACAGACGGTGTAGAGGTAGCCAATTCGACAGTGTCCTTTACTTCGGTAGGAACAACCGAGATCAAACGCAGTTCGTCATTTATCTTTGAAAATGGCAAAGAGTATCAGGTTCAAATAGGTCGGGAAATTACAGAGAGTTTCTTAGATCAATTCCACGCAAGACTTGTAGGAGCACGAAATTAATGAGGCCAGAGGATTTCCAAAATTCTGCTAAAATTCGTTCTATGGTACTACACATGATGGAAGCCCGTGGAGGCATGATACACGGGGGCAGGGAGCATCTTGAGTATGCAGCAAACCACCTCAATCAAGTTGCAGCTTTGTACGAGAAACATGCTCGTAGGATAGAAGAGGTAAATATTTTGAAGGCAGCAGGCGTAAAGCATGTGCCTGAACCTACTATGGCTGCCACTGTTGCAGATTCTGCCGCTGCTGCTGCTAAGAAGAGGAAATCAAAGGATAAGGATGACAGTTGAAGCTACAAAAGATTGGCGGGTACACAAACGACGTGTACCGCTAAAGCGGCCGGAAGCTGCACGCCATGAGCTTACGCCTGGGGAGTTTATGCGTAGAGAGCTCAAGGCGAAGGTGTCTGCACAACTCAATCGCATTCACTTCACAGATTACGTTTCAGATCCTCTTGCGTTTGCCAAGGAAATCCTGAATATTAAAAGGTTCTCGCTCGATCAAAGGAAGGTGATTGCTTTAGCGGAAGAGGATCAAGATGTTTCTATGATCTCTGCGAACTTCGTGGGATCAACATTTGTAGCTGCGATACTGGGACTATGGTGGTTGCATGCTCGAGGACCGGGAACCAAGGTGTTTGTTACAGCACCTAATAAGGCTTTGCTGATGAGTGGTCTCTGGGGCCAGATGAGGGATCTTAGTCAGCAAGCCGTGAAGCCTCTACCCGGACAATGGTCGGGGACAATTGTCGATCTGTCAGAGAATTGGTATCTGACTGCCTTTAAGGCTTCGCAAGCCAAACAGTACGCAAGTACACAAGCGTCAGATGGAATGCTGATCTTAGATGCCGCAGATCGATATCCTCAAGAAGCCTGGCATATCATTATGGATATGGCAGAGGCTAATGGTTTTGCCCGTATCATCATAGGACGAGGCCAAGACAACGGTGCTTGGGCTACCTATAGCAGAGACGGTTTGACAATGAGCGGGCTTAATCACCCCAACATTAAGAATGGCCGTATTGCTATCGCAGGTTGTATCGACAAGAAGACGATAGCTAAGATCACAAAGGAGCATGGCAAGAAGTCACCTGAGTACGAGCAACTTGTCTTGGGCAAACGTATTGATCAAGCTCAGCCTCAACGTTTCGAGGAGGGAGCAGTAGAGTTTCACAGCGAGCTTGCTGATAACTTGAAGGACAAGGTTGAGAACACAATAGATCGTCGGCTCCTACGGCATGAATATTCTACCATGGAGGTCAGTGATTTCACGGCCAAAAGACTTTGGATTCGTGATAAGACTGGCAGCGTGGTGCCATTTGAGTGTTGGCCGTTGCAGATGTTTTATGAGCAGGAGAAGGCACGTGCAGCAGCAAAAGGTTTCAGCAAATGCATCTTGCTCAAATATCGACGGGGAGGATTTACAACCTATGAGCAAGCAGAAAGTTATAAGCTGGCGACTACTCGAAAGCATACCAGATGTCTCACTCTCGCCCACACAGAAGAAAGCACTACGGAAATCTTCAGGATTTCTAAACGGTATCACGAAAACGACCCCGAGGCTCCAGAAATTAAAGGCGTGGGAAATGCTCGCCGTCTCGAGTTTCCTATTCTTGATAGTCAGTATTTTACCGCCACTGCTTCGGGAAACGCTCCTGGTCGTGGGGATACTCTCAGCCGTGTACATGGCTCTGAGGTATCCAAATGGTGTATTGGACCTAACCAAGCGGACATTGTAAATGACTTGATTGCTGGACTTCAGGAAGCAACCAGTCACGGTACTATGGTTATGGAGAGTACCGCCAATGGGGTGGATGGATGGTTCTGTCCGAATTATCGCGAGGCCAAGGTTGGAGCAAATAACTGGTGGCCTATCTTTCTGCCTTGGTATATTGATCCTCTGAATACGAAACAAGAGGGGGACTACAATCCGCAAGAGATTGCTGAGACCCTTTCAGAAGAAGAAAAAGATCTAATCAAACGTGCAGCTTCCGAATGGAAAGTTGTACTGACTATGGCCCAGGTTGCCTGGCGAAGACAGAAGATACGTGACCTGGGTGTGCTGTTTCCTCAAGAGTATCCTGAAGATGACGAAAGTTGCTTCCTCACTAGCGGGACCGCTTATTATGACATTGGCAGCATTCTTGCCCTTCTCAAAAAACTCGCCCGGACATACAAGGTCCAGTCCGTTCCAGGGGGCAACATCTACAGATACAAGTCCCCCGTCAAGGGACGTAGATATGTTGCGGGAAGCGATACGTCTGAAGGCATCAGAGGAGGGGATCTGGGAAACGTATGCATTAAGGACAAGCGAACAGGTGAACAGGTCGCCTGGGCTCATGGTCTATGGCGACCTGAGTATCTAGCGGAACTAGGCGTGAAGATGTGTAGGGAGTACAATAATGCATTCTGGGGCATTGAGCGGAACAATCACGGTCATGCCGTGATATCAGAAGTCAGGAAGATTGGATATCGTTATCTGTTCAAGTTCGACAAGCGGCGGTCAGGATGGGACACCAACAGTAGTACTCGTCCGATGATTCTTAGTGATGACCGTGTATTTCAAGATGACAATCCCGAACTAATTCATGATGATGTATATCTTGGCCAATGCACGACATTCAAACTTCAGAAGAATGGTAAGTTTGAAGCAGACCCTGGTTGTCACGATGATACGATCTTCGGCTGGGGCATCAGTGAACAAATGAGGAGCCGAGGCGGATCGCCTTCGGTTGCAGTCGGATGAACAAAGCAGATACAAGACAACACATGACAGACTTCCAAAAGAAGCTTGTGCACGGTGCCAAGCTCAATCCAGAAGGTATTACAAAAGGAGACCGTAATGCCAAAAGCACTTGTGACGGGGATAAAGTCGTGGCAGACGACGTCAATGGCCATAATGACCGCTCTAGCAGTAATCATTCCAGCCGGGATGCTTCTGCTAGACGGTGATGCCACGACAAATCCAAACTGGAATGTTGTCATTCCAGCCCTTACCGCCGCTGTGGGTTTGATCTTCGCCCGTGACGGTAACAAAACCTCTGAAGATGTAGGAGCGAAATAATGCGACGAAGACTTTCGCAGATCACTGCATTGTTGGTCCTCGTTGCCCTGGTTGGCTGTGGAGCAAGTCCAGCAAAGCAGTGGAAACAAGCTGCACTGGTCTTCCAGGGCACTGAAAAAAGCTTGAACTTGGCTCATGATTCGGGTCTAGTTCAGGACGAAGATCTCGTGGCTCTCCAGCCTTATCTACAAATGGGCAAGGGAGCTCTTGATGAAGCGTTCAATCAAATGGTTGCTGACCTCGCAGCAGGGACGACTCCCCAGGGAGGTGAAGTTTTTGAACGCTTTCTCGATGTTGTTGAAGAAGCCATCGCTCGTGTGCTGCCGTACCTAATAACGCGAGGAGGTGAATAATGCCCCCAGTAGAGATGATATCACTGATCCGACTCGCGATGATGGGTGCACGTGAACTGCTTGGCGTTATCGACGTCAATAACGCTCAGGACATCACGATCGAGGATTTAAACAGCACCAAGGCAGAAGTTGATGCCACTCACGCCAGTCTCATGGCGAAGATCGACGCAATTAAGGAGGCACAGGGCGGCGGAGCGTGAGTTTCATTCTGGATATAATTTCTAGTATTTTCAAGGCATTGTTTAGTGTCATCTGGGATCGTCAATCATTACCCGACGAAGCAGAGCGTGCTAGTTCTGATTTTGGGGATGCTAGTGTCGATCACCTACGTGACAGCTTGTCGGGGTCCGGGTCCGAACATAACGCTGATTCCGGCGATTCCGAATGAAACTGAGCCAATGCTCACGGCAGAGCCGATCACAGCACGATTCCTGCTATGGAATAAGGACACCAAGACCTTCGATATAAGCAAACGCACCACAATACCGGCAGGTATGACGGTGCATTTCGTTCCGATTGATGATATAATTGGGAGTCTTGAAAAATCACCAGAAAGGAGAATAGGAAAACAAGGTTCGAGCGATTTTGATAAACGGTACATATTCGTAGGAGCATTCATTGCAAGCTTGTTTGTCCTCTACCTTCTAGTCCGGGGGATCAGGAAACGGAAAGGCTCATAGATGGAAGTTCTGTTTCGGAATCTGTTAGAAAGAGTACCTGAGCTTGCAACAATGGTACTTATGGTATGGCTGTTTATGAAGTACCTGTCAAAACGTGACGATCAGATCAAGGAAACACTGGAGAGACGAGACCAGATATTGAAGGAAATGGGTAATGAATCTAATCTGGCTCAACGAGACAGCCGAGAAGCCCTAGATAGAAATACGCATGTCCTTGGTAAAGTCCACGAGGCAATGCATAACAATAGTACTGCCCTAACAGAAGTCACAAAGGCATTAGCACGTGTGAATGGAAGATCATGAGCAAGAAAAAAGCTACCAGAAAGACCGTCCGTCGTACTGTAAAGAGGCCATCACGTAAAGTGATTGAACCAATCAGCATATTGCCGCTGAGAATGTGCTTGGCGTCAGATCCCGCTGCTCCTAAGAAGCCTAAGCCAGCACGTGGATTGACTCCTGTAGAGAAGGGGATGGCCGCAGCTGTCTATCACACCCACGCGCATTTATTCGGGATATAAGCTATGCCGCAGGAAAAGCCCAAATACCTTCTAGGGCCACAAGGCCAAGAGCTAGTCCCTATCGGGGAAGTTTCTGATGGGCCTCTTAGCCTGAAGGAAGAGAAGACTTGGCAATCGATCCAGAAGAGTCAGCTATTTGAAATGGCTCTTAGGGATACTCGTAGTCCTGCTGCCTCACGTGCAAAGCAGCCGTATTGCAATCATGCGTGGGTTTTTGCATCTGCGGCCGCGAACGCAGATAATATTGCTCAGGTAGATTTCCTGATATGGGAGGAGACGGAAGCAGAACAGACTAGGCGTGCAAAGCAATCTCTACGACGCGGCCGAGTCAAACATACTTCCGCGTGGATTCCTAACAGGGGCAAGAACCGTAGTATACTCCAACGTCATACTCATACCAAACGGCGGTTTACTGGCAAACATATCAAGGCTCTAGAAGAAGATACAGATCATCCGCTTAGTAAGTTGTTCCGCAATCCTAATCCTCGTATGGCCGGAGTGACGTTGTGGAAAGCGACAGACGTATACTATCAGCTAGCAGGTAACTGTTATTGGTGGTTGGTGACAGAGAGCGGTGCGCCATGGTTTCCTGGGGATCGTATTGAACGGATCCTTGTACTTCATCCTGTGGACATGAAGCCATTAATTGATCAAGGTACAGGCGTTCAAGTAGGATGGCAATTTGATGTCACGGGAAAATCTGAGGGTCTAGGCGTTGGAGCAAATGGTCAATCAATTAGACTGATGATGCAGGAAGTTGTTCATTTTCGCAACTTCAATATGGATCATGTGGTTGAAGGTCTCAGCCTTATCAATCCAGCAGCTGGAGCTATCATTCAAGATATAATGGCGCAACAGGTTAACACTGCTGTTCTTGAAAACGGAGCAGATCCTGGTGGTATTCTGACGAGTGCCGAGCCAATTGATCCCAGAGAGAAACGAAAGATCATCAAGAAGTGGAATGATCGTCATGGAGGTCCCCATTCTCGTCGAAAGATTGCGGTACTTGATGGGGATCTTAAATGGACGAAGACGGGAATGACTCCAGAGGAGATGCAGTTTTTCGATCTCCAGTCATTCAATCGGGAAACGGTTATGGCGGTTCTCCGGACGAACAAGTCAGTGCTTGGCTTGACGGAGGACATCAATCATGCCACGCATCTTGCGCAGGATCGAGCCTTCTGGCAACGCTCGTTGCTGCCAAGAGTGCGATACTACGAGAGTGTGATTGATAAAACGATTATGGTTATTGAACCAGATTCAACGGTTGCTGCGTTTAAGCTAGAGGATGTCGAAGCACTTCAAGAGGATATCACTTCGAAAGTAAAGACAGTCAAGGAGCTTACAGGCCAAGAGATCCATATGCCACCGGGCCAGGCTCTAGAGCTAGTGGGGATCGATGTAGCGGATTACGATGGTAGCGAAGAGGCTTTGGTCCCGCCGTTGCTGACAACGATTGATCGTATCTTAGAAGATGCAGAAGATCCTCCGGAGGATACGGTTGTTGATCCGAATGCTCCGCCTCCAGATGAAGAGCCGGGAGATGAGGAGGATGAACAGGCTTTGCCTCGATTAAGATTTGAACGACCAGAGGGTTCTTCACTAGCTCATAAACGTGGTATGACGAGTAAGGTTTGGTTTGATCAGGTTACCAAGGATACCAATCGAATACGTGATGCGTTTGCGAAGCTTGTTGGGGCACATGAAAAGTTATTCCGCAAGCGTTTTCGTAATCATGTGTTCAATTTACGCAGAGAAACACTCATCAACTTTGAACGAGTGTCTAGGGATAAGCTAGACCGAGTAGCATCTGGATCAAAGGTGAACAAGGATCTCTTTACTCCCGAGGAGATAGAGACTATACTCTTCAATCTAGAGCGAGCAGGATTGGACATTACAGCACGTACCGCACCTCTGTACTCCAAGATGATTGAGGATATCACGGACTTTACGGAAAGTGAGTTAGGAAGGTTTTTCCAGTTTGACCCGACAGACATACAGGTAGAGACTTTTCTACGACGCAGGTCGGTAATGATTCGTAGTGTCAATGGTACAATCAGACGAGCTCTTCGTGCGGCCATCGCCACGGCTATAATTGAGGGAGCGGGATTCGATCAGCTTCAGAATAGTATTCGTCAGGTATTCAACCAACAGGTAAGTCCGTTCCGTGAGCTTCGTATTGCCCGAACAGAGACAGCACAAACTATGAGCGGAGTCCGTTCATTGATCTTTGCAGCAGAAGGTGTCAAACGAGTTGTCTGGGCAACTGCTGGTGACGAAAAGGTTCGTGAAGCCCATGTTATCTTGGGCAGTACAGGACCCCAGAATATCGGTCACAATTTCATGGAGGATCTCGGTGAACCGGGCACCCTCCTCTACCCGACGGATCCGGATGGTCCGCCGAGGCAAGTCATAAACTGCCGCTGTGTTCTTGTACCAGTAGGCTGACAAGGAGAGCGTCCATGCCCGAAGTAATCAAGAGTGCAAGAGTAATCGAAGATCCGGATGAGATCTACAAGTTCATAACGCAACGTGCACGTGAACATCCTTCTGGTCCCGCCATTCGCACGCATTCGGAGGAAGGCTATATCATTGAGCCTAGCTCTCCGACAGGGATCGTAGTAGACAAAGGTCGTCACAAACTTCCCTCAGCGGATGAACTGAAGACTTTGGTCGAAGCTCGTGGTATGCCTTGGAGAGATGACTTTGTTGGTCGCTCTGAATTGTTCTGGACTAGTGATGAGCGAGTAGATGGCGATGGAGATATCGTGCGTCAGAACTGGGACTTTTCTCGTTATGAAAAGCTCAGTCGAGTTCTCCACGCTCATAACTGGGCAGGACTGCCAATAGGTCGATCTGTCAGATGGGACATAGTCAAGCGTAACGAAGAGGACTTCAAGGGACCCGCTTTGTTACAGGTATTCTTGTTTGCACCGCAAGATGTTAATCCTATGGGTGAATTGATCAGGAATATGGTCAAGGCACGCTTTCTCACAGAGACGAGTGTAGGATTCCTCCCGCTAAAGATCATCCATGTCGAGGATGAGGATGAACGGGCAAAGCTAGGTCTTGGTCGGTGGGGCTTGATCTTCGATAGGAGTAAGTTGATCGAGACTTCTACCTGTGCTGTTGCCTGTAACGAGGGAGCACATGTACTCAATAGCCTCAAGGCATCAAGAGACTCGGGCTTCCTCAAGGCGGATCACCAAGATATGGTGCGATATCTTGTTGCTGCTCGTCACAAAGAAGATTTGTTGCATGAAGAGTCTATCGGGATACTGACGAGTGGATTTGACAAGACCGTTTGTGATGTGTTCAAGGAGCTCTTCCCCGATGAAGTCAAGGAGCCAACGACAACGGTTGCTCTGGATGATTCTGTTTGCAACTATGTATCGATTGAAAGGCTCCAAAAACAGATCGACGAGATCAAAGAAGTTCAGGCCAAAGTGGCCGAGGAACTTATCGGATGGTTCAAGAATCTTAAGGCTGGGTTGGTTGCTCTGTACCCAACGGACGGAACGATCCAAGACTCAGTACGAGGGAAACAAGATCCTGAAGATAAGGATGATGACGACGACGACGAGGACGACGATGAATTGTTGGACGAACTCAATGATGACGACGAAGATGATGATGAATCTGTTGAGTCCGATCCTGATGGTCGGTCACAGCCTGTGGGTTCCTCATATCTCGAAGAAATCTTTGGGGACAGTGACTAATCACAACGAACACAGGAGGCATCATTATGCCTTTGACTGAAGAGGAAAAAGCCGCAAGAGTCAAGAAGCGGCAGGAGGAGCGTGATAAGCTTCTCAGCCGCATCTCGAAGCTTGAGGTTACCGTCGAGGAACAGAAGAGGATGATCGGGTCTTACAAGGCCGTCAGCGATGTGCTAGACGGCATAGATCTGAAGGACATCCTGAGCAGGATCGATGAGATCAAGTCTGGTCAGGAGACTCTCAAAGATCAGATCCGTAAGGACCGAGGTGGTCTGTACATCTCGGGTATTGAGGATGAAGGTCGTGACTTCAATCTCATCAAGGCTCTTGCCGGAGCAGCGACCAACTGGTCGATGTGGAAGGATACCAAAGAGCACGAGATCATGAAGCAGACTACCGACATTGCTAAGAATGTCGCAGGCATTGACTCGGAAGGTGGCTGGTTCGTGCCGGACCAGGTCATCGCTGATGTCATTGAGGCTCTGTACGAGGACAGTGTGTTCCTTGCCTTGGATGCAACGACGGGTCGTACTCGTGTGAGCTTGATCACCGGCTTGACTGGTGCGAAGGTTCGCATTCCGAAGTTCAACTCTGGTATGGTCGCGTTCTGGATTGGGGAAAAGGTGCCGTACACGGCATCAGAGCCCACCACCGCAGTCGTGACGTTAGACCCCAAGAAATTGGGACTCCTGACCACGCTTACGGATGAGATGGCCACCAGGGCAAGCTTCGGGTTCGACAGCCTGTTGAGGAACGACATGCGTCGGGTTGCCGCTGCGGAGATTGATCGTGTTATCCCCTTCGGGTCAGGCACGAACTTTGAGCCGCGTGGTATCATCAACGACCCCAACATCAGTCAGTTCTACTTCGAGAATGGAACCACAACTGCTCCTGGGGGAACTCCCATTGGTGGACGTGGTGACTGGTCGAAGATGAACTTGATGATGCTCCAGCTGGAGAATGCTAAGGTTACCATCAATAACACGGCTGCATGGATCAGTAGTCCGTCATTCTTCAGAGACCTCGCGAACCTTCGTGTTCTGAACTTCTCAAGTCAGGATGTTGAAGGCGTGGAGCCTGGACCGTATCTGGCGGGTCTGCCGCCACTGACGATGCGGGCCTTGGCGGATCTTCTGGGTGACTTTGATAAGACCACCCAGATCGCTGCGAATAGAACGGTCTCCGCAACCACCCCAGGTAGTGCCACTACCTATACTGACCTATTCTTCGGCAACTGGTCCGAGTGCGTGGTCGGTAGATGGGGCGGGGTCGAGATCCTGAGTGACCAAGGGCTTGCTGGCCAGAACTGGTTTGCTGATCTGCGGTCCATCAAGATGCGGATGTACATGGATATTGCTTTCCGGCACACTGAAGCTATCCTGTTCGCCCGTGATGTTCGAGTCTTCTCATATCCGGTGTAAATGTGAGCACTGGATAGTCAAATCCCTCTGGGCGTTCCCCGGGAGTGATCCTCCCGGGAGCTCCCCTCAGGAAAGGAGGCAGCAATGCCTGCCAATACACTCACGGAAAAGTCAAGTGTTGTGGCTTCACTTGACGCAGATGCGTACAGTACGGGCACAGTCAATGGTGCTGCGGTTGCAATCTCAAACTTCCGCAAGACGGAAGTGATTGCCAATTACGGCACCTTGGGCAGTACCACAACCTGTATCGTCAAAATTCAGAGCTCAACGGACGGTACCACGTTCGCTGATCTTCTGGGTGATGATGGTGTAACGGTTGTGGCGTTCCCAGCGGTTGTGCCTGGTACTGATGATGATACCGTTTTTCGCGGTCTCATCTACAACGTCGAACTGCCACTCAATACATCCCACCTGCGGGCTGTAGCGACGATCGGTGTTCTGGCTATGGACTTGAGCGTACTAATGCGGCTGGGTGAGCCGTATGATGCTCCTGTAGTTGCGGATGCCGTTGCTGCCAATCTTGGCGGCAACGCATTCTCTGCGATTCACGGCGTGGGTGCGCGATAGCGTATCCTGCGGTGTGTTCATGCCGCCTTGGCGGGCTGACAAGGCTCGCCAGGGTTTTCGGAGTATGTAATGACCGAACAAAATCCATGGGTCAGTCCTGATGTTGATAGGGACAGGGAAGCTGAGCTAGAGGATCTAGCAAATCCTGCTCCTGCTGGTAGTCCGTTCATACTCAGGGCACCAATAAAACGGTCAATTACGTTGCCAACGAGAATCTCGCATGGAACGGAGACACCGTAGATGAGTACCCTCCGTGAATTTCGGTTCAAGCAAGGTTTTACAGGCACGATGCACTTCAAATTTATTGATGAAGATGAAGTGGTGGTGCCTCTGAGTGGTAGTGAAGAGGTAAACTTTGGCATCAAGGTAGCAATGGTAGATTCAGTAATTCTTGTTTCGATAAGCGAAACGGATCCTGAACTGGTTGTAGATGGTCCGACAGATGAGGTGCGTATAACATTCAATTCTACTCATCTAGGAAATTTGGCTCCTGGTACTTATGTAGCAGATTTTTGGATAAAAACAAGTCCCATAATTGTATCTGACACTTTTATATTCATCGTTGAGCCTATAGTCGCATTACCTGTGTGAGTCAAGATATGTTAGTAAATACACAAGATGTACGAAATGCTCTGGGTTGGCCACCTACCAGAGACGTAGAAGCAGAACGTCTCGGTAAGATTGTAACCGCACAGTGGGAGGTTCAGACCAAACGACTATGGGACGCACGAATTGCTTATGCGTGGAGAACGGAACTCGATGAATTTGAGAAAGTAGTTATGCTTCCTCTGTATCCGCTCTCTGTAGCCCAGCTTGTTAGTTGGGCGGACGGAGAAACAGAGCCAGCAGATTTCACCGTTACGCTTACCAGGGATACTGATTATGTAATCGATATGGATACAGGTCAGGTGACTATACTCCAAACTGCGGGATCCAACTGGTTCTTTATCGATTGGCGTCATCCCGACAACTGGCTAAAATTTGAGCTTACAGGAGGATACAATGCGAGTACGCTTATTACTGTTCATGATCAAGGGGAAGCTATTAAAGAAGCACTACTCGTCCAAGCAGTATATCAATATGAACGTAACAAGAGGGAAAATGTAATCGCAACTAGCGTAGCATTGGGCGGGCCAGAAAGTGGTGCCGTTGGGTTGCGCAACTCGAGTGTTCACCCCTTGTTCCGAGATCTTGCGAGAACATTCAGGCTCAATTCTCTATAATGGCCGCAATTGCTTTCAAAGTCATCACCAGGCCAAACCTGGATAAACTTGCACGTGAGATCAATGTGCGGGCTAAAAGGCTACGAGCAGATCTTACATTATTCTTCAAACAAGATCTTGGGCCAGAGGTTGCTGCGTTCGTACGCAAGACTATGGATTCTAGAGGCATACAGTCACGTACAGGACAGATCAAGAAGTCTATAGTTGGAGGTGGCACTGCAGGAAGAAGTCAAGCCGCACTGTTAACAGTTAGTATTATTGGCCCGTCAAAGGTAGAGCAAAGAGCCGTGGTACTTGAGGTGGGTACAAGGAGCGAAAATCCTAGGAGTGCTATTCCCGATATCACGCCTGTAAATGCAAGATTTCTGACGGTGCCTGCAAATGTTGGAGATGCGGCAAAGATGTCTGTTAGAGATCTGGGCGAGGATCTTCAAGCACTTATGTTTGGCAAATTAGGAGGAATGAACAACAATGTCGCAGGCAAGTTAGTTAGTGCAATAGCTTTTCAGGAAGAGCGTGAATCTGCAATAGCAGAGGAACGAAAGCCAGACTTTAGTGGCCTCACTCCAATTTTCTTCCTGCTGACGTTTGTTAAAGTCAAGCCACGATTTTACGTACGCAGAGGAGTGGAGGAATACTTTCCCACGATCATGAAGAAGTTGCTAGAGAGAATTGAGAATCTTGATATCTTGAGACAGGGAGAAATGATTGAAGCCTCTGCAAGAAGAGCAGAAACACTCATATCAACACGTGATACGTTTCAGATTTTCTAATGGCATTTACTCCAAGACATCGTTGGCTCAAAGAACTACTTCGTATCCTGAGGGATCTGGATAGCAATAAGTATTTTGTACGCAGAGGAGCAATTCTCTGGGATACATTTGCATGGCCTAAGTCATTTGCGGTTTCGGTACGTTGTCCTGAGAATTTTCCCGCGTCCAGTCAGAATCCTACGCAAACTACTCTGGTTCTCACGGTAGGGACTAGGATCCCTGGACCTGCTGCTAAGGAGGATATTGATGATGAAACATTAGATGTTCTGGAACAGGATATGGTCGATGCGTTAAGTGCTCTGAAAAGGTTTACAACAGAGAACGATAACGTCATCATCAACTCCGAATTGCAAGGTAGTGTCGAATGGCACAGTGCCGATTTTAATGTTCAAGGTTACGTTGTTACGTTCATGATTTCTTACTGAAAGGAACTCAAATGGCCGTATCAGGGGCTCAAGAGTTTTGGGTCGCAGGTGCCCGAGTTTTCATCGTTCGCGATGCAATTGGTGGCGTGATTCAACCACTGTTAGACTTTGGCGTCATAACAGAGGTTGAGCCAGCCGTCGAGACCGAGCAGGCGACGCTGCGCGATCCCGATGGCGGTATTCTCAAGAAGGTTGATGAGGTCACGATCTCTTTTGAAGAGACGTACAACCTGACTGTAGCGAACTTCAGTCCGGATAACCTCAACATCCTTTTTGCGGGCGACGGGGTTCAGTCTTTCTCACAGGTAGCAACACCACTCACAAGTGTTGTTCATGCCAACCAGACACCAGGCAAACTAGTGAAGCTAGTTAATGCTGCTGGTACCTGGATGTACGGCATCACTTCAGTTGAAGCGGTCAAGGGACCATCAGGTACTCCGGTGTATGTGGAAGACACCGACTGGGAAATTGTTGACCTCGAGCGTGGTGTCATTCGCATGATTGATGGCGGTGCGTTTGCCGCTCAAGCCAATCTGGAGATTGACTTTACGCCACGTGCCATTAGTGGCAACCGACTTGTAAGGCCGCAGGCCGGAGCCGCTAGTTTCAATGGTCGTGTTGCTCTGTTTATCGGTCGAGCCGAGAAAGCAGAACAGCATGTCAGAGAGA